GGTCAAGTCAGGTAATACACGCCACACAAAACCAAAGTTGTGGCCGTCACCAATATCAAACTCAGACGAGCTAATGTAAGCATCAATTGCAACAGCGGTGCCGGTCGTATTGTCATTTAACCCCGTCTCATGGTTAATCAAATTACCTGTGGCTGTGTTCGTAAAATAGTTTGCCGCAATTGGGTATGACTGCAAGCCTGAATCTAGCCAAGCAGTACGTGACATGGTGCCGTAATACCAGATTTTCTCAACGTAGTTGTATATGACGTACTTGTCGATGGCCGTGCTATTAGCCGAGCAATAGAACCACCAGACCTCGTTGAAGCCTTCGTTTGTTCCCGCAAACACTTGCAAGCCCTGATCTTGGTTAAGATCACTGAACACAAAACGGCGCAAGTCACAGTTAAGTGTTTGCACGCGGCCATCGTAAGAATAGAATTTATCTACGCCCATCCAGTACACAATACCCGAAGCAATCGCAGCCGCGTTTGGGCCCATGATAGATACGTTATCACCAAGCAACTGCGGTGCCCACACGTACGGGGGGCCAAGGTACTGCAGAGAATACACAGCCGAGTCAGTAAATACTATAATTTCTTGACGAGTTTGGACAGTAGTAATAATCTCAGAGCCATGAGAAATACGTATAAACCCCGCTTGGTTTGTGGGGTCAGGTGTCCAGTTAAAAGGATCATCTTGCGCTGACCAACGGATCAGCATCGGGTCTAATGTGGCTGAGCCGTAGTCGTTACAACCAAACGTAATTACAAAGCGCGATGTGTCAGACACAGTTAAAGTATTTAGTACTGTTGGCACATCCACAATCAAAGATACCGCACCCGTGCCTGAACCGGATGTACCGACTACTGCGCCAGCGCTATCAAGCAACTTAAATGTCAAGCCATTTACCTCAAACACATAATACGTAGTAGCCGCAGACACGCCAGTAGGCAATGAGCCACCAGAGAACTGCAAAGCCGCGCCTTCGGTATAAAGTACGGTGGAGGTCACCACAGTCGGAGAAGCGTTGGTAAAGCTTACCGTGCCGCCCAAAGAATTAAGTAAAACACCTCTGGAAGTTACCCCAGACGTTGCATCCCAATAGTACAAACCGCCACCACGCGGGCCAAACACTAAGTCTTCACCAAAGTTTTGTTGACTCCACAAACGCAGGGCTATTGAGCTACCAACACCGTTACCCCACGAGCCAAGGCCCCATCCACCTGCACCCCATCCGACCAAAGGAATCTGTGCTGCTGGGCCGACATTAATTTGATATGCAGCTACGACAGAAGCACCGCCACCGGGAGAGCCAGAAGCGTCAGTTGCGTTGGCATTTGCGCCAACAGTTATTGTGTATGAATTTACGTTAATAACCGTAATTTGGTAGCCAGTAGATAAGTTTAAGATTGCTGCCGTGATATTACCGCCAAGCCCAACAGCACCGCTAAACACTACAAAGTCTCCTGTCGCACCGCCGTGCGCAGTGTCGGTAACCGTTATGGTGGCGGAGCCATTTGTAGCTACAAACGGGTTGTTGTTGATTGTGCTGGTAGCGCGAATAGGTGTAATGTCGTAATACGCACCCCCAAGCTCAATGTAAAACTTAAGGTTTGTGCCAACACCAATAACATTCTTACCGTCAAGCAGTACCCAATTCCATAAAGATCGGCATACACCTAAAAAGGTAGATGAAGAAAGGCGATTCCAGCCACCAATGACTTCGGGATTACCTTGACGGAAACGCACCTTGTCGCACTCGTACCAGCCACCCTCGGTGGTGTATCGCGTGTTCTCTTTATTCACGCCGGGCTTGAACAGTATCTTCTGTAATGGCATTTTTAGTCCAGTAAGGCGCACTCGGCGGTGCGCCGTTTAAGCAAGCCCGGCAATACCTTGCCGCCGCCTTTAGTCCAGAGCATCAGTTGTTCTTTTGCGCCTTCCCAATCATTGGCATTGATTTTCCTCTTTAACGTAGATGTTTGCAAGCGTCCAGTGCCCAAATTGTAGGCAAAGTCCACAATGGCGTTGCACTTGCGAACGTCCAGAATCAGGCCGGGGCAGTTACGCAGAACACCGGGCAGGTACGTATGTTCTAACTCAATCATCAAAAGCGCGTGAGCCTCTTCCTGACTCATAGGTGCATCTTCTAAAGTTACCTTGCGTTTATCTGCGTAGTAGGTAGAGCCATAGCCAATCGTGGCTACGTTGGCAGGGCAAAGATACGGCTTGGAGCGAAAGCCCTCAAACCGTTTACACATCTCTGCGGCTAGTTCTAGGTTCATAGCCCGCGCTGTTTCAGAGTTCTATCGAGGAACCAATAGTTAATTGTTCCAGCCAAGAGTGCCGAGAAGTCAGGAGACATCATCATCTTGAAGACTTCCATAGGAGAAGCGCCTGCAATCCATGAGTTCCAACCAAACCACAAATGCACAAAAGACCAGACCAAAAGAATCCAATACGTAACGACAGGGCGAACAGATGCAGACAAACTAGCCGCCCAACCACCAGCGGCTTTGACCATTGTTGCTTGTTGTTCAATTGCGGCATTGAACGCATCCATGACTCCAACGTCTACTGCCGCCTCTCGTTGTGCCCCAATCTCAGCCAGCTTCATCTGACCTCTAATTTGTTCCAGTTCACACTGACGGGCAAACATAAGCATCTCATGTGATCGTTCGTTCTTCTTATCAAAGAACTTGAGAACCTCTGGGGCCAAGCGAAAGATACCGCCTAGCGCCCCGCCCAATATGCCACCAAATACTTCAAACATAGTCAGTCCTTACATTTAGATTTTTCATCATTCTGCATGAGTTTGATACCACTCAGGAACCCAATCATGCCGCCGATAAGTGTAGAAAAAGCGGGTGAAATCATCTTGAAGATTTCTGCGTTGTCCACCTCTTTGGCCCACAAACCCAACATAAAGCTGACCACCATGCTTAACACGGAGATGCACAGGGTGGTGCTTACCATCAGCGTGACCCACAGCGTCAGCTTGTCTTTGGTGTCCGGAACGGGCTTCTTCGGCGTTCTGGGTATCGGCTTTCTGGTCATACAAGTTTGTCAATCTCGCGTCTAAGGTTTGTGATGTTAATGTTCAGTGTTATCTGCCGCATCCTGTATTCATAAATTTCGTACTCATACTGGTGAAACTTCTTCACCGTGTTGTCAATCTGCGCCTGCAAAGCCCGTTCAGCATCTAGCCTCTCCACCCGCTTGGCAAACACATCTGTCTGCGTGGTCGAGGTAGGTTGCACGACTGGATACCACTTGTCGTAACTGACTTTCATTTCTTCTCTCGCTCAAGTGCATCTTTGTATCCATGAATGACTTTAGTTCTAAGCTCTGCTGAATCCGCCGCGCCAGCCCACTCTGACAAGTTGTTCCACATCACCACATAATCTTGTGATCGACAGTGCTGTGCATTGTTTGTTAGCCACATTGACATCTGCTGATGGCGCTCGGACGGGTTGTGGATTGTCCATGCAATAGACCAAAACTCGCGTACATGACAGCCGTTCTTGGCTACGGCTCCAACTAGCCCCAACAGCAGTAACAAAATGAGCCAACGCATTTATCACACCAAACTCCAAACAATGATGTAGGTTCCAAATATCACGAAGGCCACAATAAGGGCCGCCGCAATGAATGCTTCAGCCCAGTCCCACATAATCAGTTAACCGTTACGTCAGTCACTTCAGGCTTGGCTTCTAACGCTGTCTTTAACATTGTGAAGAAGGAGTCCCTTCCTACGCTGAGTTGGTCAAGCTGGAACTTGGTAGAACCAATCTTGCGCTCAAGGTCTGCAACGTGATTTAACAACATGGTCTGTTGCTCCGTCATGTCTTCAACTTTGAACTCAACGCCGTCTATAGTTACGATTTGGGATTGTTGGTTTGCCATATCGTGTTTCCTTTAATGCGCCACCAAGATCGGGTGGTGGCTTCCCGTTACGCTACCCAAGGAAGTGGCTGGGCGGCAGGGCTGACAGGCGGTGTAATCATGCTGTCGATTTGTCCCTGCACACACTGCTGTGCGCTTGTAATTGCAGACTCTGGAATCCAACCAATGACGGTGGCTTCTGTCAACTGATCGTAGGGGATGAATGCACCCACTTGGTCAGCAGAGTTGAATTGAGTGTTGCCACCGATAGAGGCAGTGTTAGTGCCATCTACGCCAGTGACCTGCCATAAACAATTAACAACGTAATCTGGATCGGGAGTTTGCAAAGTGTACATTGCTGTAACGGTGGTGCTAAATTGAGTCATGTGGATGCTCCTTGATGATGACCATGATTGGCAAATTGACCGTGTGCCATTTCACGAAATAATTCCATAAATTCAACAGCTAACTCTTTGGTTTCAAACATTCGTGCTATTTGTTGTTTACGCACCCAAAGTTTAGCCTGCCATTTTCTCTTTTGTTTGTTGAAATGTACACCTTTAAATCCACTGGTATTAACAGTGTTAATTCTTGTGTTGCACATATTTTCAGAAACAGATGCTTGACGCAGGTTTTCAATTCTGTTGTTAGCCCCAACGCCATCAATGTGGTCTATGTTTGACGGAATATACCCGTGGTGCATAAGAAAAACCAATTGGTGCAGGTAATACTTGCGCTTGTTATGCACCATTGTCAAATAGCCACTGCCGTTTGGACAGCCAATTTTCTGCCCAGTTAAGACACTTGGCCTACCACGGGACATGATTCTTGGCTTCCAAAACAACTCACCGTCCCTGTACTCAAACAGGCGGTGTGCCTCTTCTTGTGTCAGGGTAATCATAATTAAGGTGCGGGTGGTGATGGTGGAACGTAAGGTTGTGGAGATGGTTGTGACCAAGCGTATGTGGCAATGCTTAAGTAATAAGCCTCATCCAATACTGTTGATGCTTGTGGGTCATTGGGTACTAGAGTTGTACGCCAGTAAGTTGTAGAGATGACAACACCGTCTTTTAGGACATCGGTGCTTTTGCGAACACCAATGCAACCATTAGGTTGAATGTCAAACTGAGAGATGTATGTAACTTCTGTAAAGACTGCCATGATTGTTTCCTTTTAAGTTAAATGTCCGACTTGGTAATCCAACCAAGTTAATTAAGTAGAATAGGTAACAGTAAAACCGTAAATCTTATTAAAACTTCCACTTGTTACATATGAAGACAACGATACTCCAGCACCACCAAAACCAAATTGTGGAACCATGGTTGTTGAAGAAACTGGTATATAAATCATTGCACCACTTTCTGGATATACATTAACCATATATGTTAATCCTGCTCCAGATACAATAGTAGCTCCAGAAGAAAACGGCAAACCAGTAATTCTAAAATCACCAGAACCACCGCTTGCCGCAGACCATGTTAAAAAACAAGTTACAGTTACTTGTTGACCAATTTTTACATAAGTACCAAGTCTATCAACATAAGTCACCGATGGATTACTAGCACTTCCAGCAATAGTAGGTGTCCAAGTCCCTTCTTCATAGTCATCTAGCGTATTAGCGTTTGATGATGCTGATTGAGTTGCGGGGAATGTGATACCTGTGCCTGATGTGGTTACTGTTGCACCACCAACGGAGATGTTGCCATTAAAGGTTGTATTCCCTGCACTGTCCATCAAGGCTGTGGTACTAAAATTAACAGCCGCATCAGCAGTATCAGTACCTGTTGAGCGAGAGAAAATAATTTCACCAGCCCTAGCTAAAATGCGACTTGCTTTTGCGGATGTAATATATGCAAAATCACCTATTGAACTTTTAACAAACGCATTGTCAATAAAACTTGTACCAGTTATTCCAAGCCCAGCATTGCTTTGTGAGAAGTAATTGCCTGTTAAACCAACTCTAACTTGAGGTGCGTATACATGAGGCGCAGATGGATAAAAGGATGTAGTTCCTACACCAAAATTCCCATAATTATCAAACACACCCCGTGGATTCCCATCCCCATCAGACAGCACGATGTAGTTGCTTGCTGTGCGAATGTCTAGGCCACCAGTGTTTCCGTTGTAGTAGCCAAGAATGGAGTTCTTACCGCCAGTTGTGATAGCCGAACCAGCGTTACGCCCGATAAATGTATTGAATGAGCCAGAAGTCAAACCATTACCAGCACCAAAACCATAAATTGCGTTGTCAGTTCCGCTTGAAGACCCTTCTACAGCCCTACTGCCGACAACAGTATTTTTTACGCCAGTTGCTAAATTACCTGTGGTGTAACCAATGTAAGTGCAATCATCTGCATTACTAGAATAACCTGCTTTATAGCCAATAAAAACACCTTGAGTTCCCGTGGTATTTGTGTATCCCGCCTGAAAACCTACGGCAGTATTGTTAGATGCTGTAGTGTTGGACAACAATGCGCTACGGCCAACTGCTACGTTGTATGCGCCAGTAGTATTGGTAAACAAAGACCCTGCACCAACTGCCGTATTTTCCGCACCAGTTGTATTAGCCTTTAATGCTTGATTACCAATAGCAGTTGTTTGGTCTGCTGTGGTATTGGCGTTAGCCGCTTGATATCCAAGTGAGACTATACCTGCGCCTGTAGTATTTGAGTAACCAGCTTGGTAGCCAACAGCAGTGTTGTTAGATGCTGTGGTGTTGGAATAAAGAGCCTGAAAACCAATAGCAACACCGTTAGATGCTGTAGTGTTGTATGCTAATGCACCCCATCCCAAAACTGCGTTTCCTGCTCCAGTGGTGTTGTTGTAAAAGGTAGGTACTTCACCAGCCCCATCACCGCCACCTACCGCCACGTTTAAAGAGCCAGTGGTTGTACTTGCCATTACTTGACAACCAATAGCAGTATTACGAGCCGTCATTAAAACACCCGCTTGATAACCAATTGCAGTAATTGCATTAGCAGTTGCATTAGCCGCCGCCGCACCATATCCTACTGCGGTATTTGAAGTGCCAGTTGAATTTGTTTGTAATGCGGTATAACCTACAGCGGTGTTGTTAGATGCTGTGGTGTTGGAGTTCAGAGCTTGCATACCAAGTGCTGTATTTGCTGAACCAGTTGTATTGCCAGACAACGCTCCAAGACCTAATACAGAATTTTGACCGCCAGTGGTATTCGCATAAAAGGCTTGGTAGCCTACTGCTGTATTTTGTGTTCCAGTACTATTTGTGTACCCCGCCTGATAACCTACAGCAGTATTGTTGGATGCTGTGGTGTTGTTGTATAGTGAATCTACACCAAGTCCAGTATTGTATGAACCTGTTGTGTTTAATCTAATAGCATTTCTGCCGACACCAGTGTTGTATGAGCCAGTTGTA